TCGGCGTGGGGCCTCGGGTCGAAGCGCACCGAGACGTTCGGGTCGTACGCGATGACGATCGCCGAGAGCAGCCCGTCGCGCCCGGTCGAGGACGCCAAGAAGATCCTCGGCGAACACGAGGCGCCGGACTGCAAGGGCATCCTCGCGCTCTACAATCAAGGCGACCGGCGGATGTGGTACTGGCCCTGCCCGTCGTGCGACGAGTATTTCACGCCGGAATGGAAATACCTGCATTGGGACGAGACCGCCGGCGGGCATCTCGACCAAGCGGAAACCGTTTACATGGAGTGCCCGCACTGCGCGCACCACATCGAACCGGAAGCGCGGCACGAGATGCAGCAATGGGGCTACTGGAAAGCGGCGTCCAACCGGCGGTCGTCGACGGCGTCCTATTGGCTCGACGGCACGGCAGCCGCGTTCTCGACATGGCCGAAGCTGGTCGAGCGCTACCTGGACGCGCAGAAGACGTTCGTCGACACCGGCGACGAGTCGGGCCTCGTCAAGTTCTGGAACACCGACCTCGGCCGCCCGTACGTGCCGAAGAGCCAGGAGAGCAGCCGCACGCCCGAGGAACTGATGGGGCGTGCGGTCTATCTCGGCGATCGTGAGCCCGCCTGCCCGGCCTATGCGAACGTCGAGGTGCCCGCGGGCGTCCGCATGCTGCTGGCGTGCGTCGACGTCCAGAAGAACATGTTCGTCGTGCAGGTCCACGGCCTGCGCCCCGGCACGCCGGCGGACATCGTGATCGTCGACCGCTTCTCGATATGGAAGAGCACGCGCGACGACGGCACCGGCGACCGGGATGTCGTGAAGCCCGCCAACATGCAGGAGGATTGGGAACTGCTCGTCGAGCAGGTCATCCTGCGCACCTACCCCCTGGCCGATGGGTCCGGGCGTCGCATGCAGGTCAAGCTGACGCTGTGCGACTCAGGTGGCGCGGCGGCGCAGTACGACCAGCGCGCGACCGGGTCGGGCGGCGTTACCGAGAAGGCGTACAACTTCTGGCGCGAGATGAACGGCCGCGGCCTCGGCGCCCGGTTCCACCTTGTCCGCGGCTCGAACACTCGGATGGACAAGCGCGCGTGGATCAAGAAGCCCGACGCGAACGAGGCGGCCGGCAAGTACGGTGCCTTCCGCGGCGACATCCCGGTGCTCTATTTCAACGCCAACGAGGTCAAGGACGTGCTCGCCAACCGGCTCGACGTGCTGACACCTGGCGCCGGTATGATCGAGTTCCCCGACTGGCTGCCCGCGTGGTTCTACGGCGAACTGTGCGCCGAGTATTACGAGCCGGGCAAAGGGTGGAAGAACCCCAAGGGTCGGCGTAACGAGGCGTGGGATCTCCTGTATTACGCGATCGGCGCGCAGTTCTCGCCCCTGCTGCCGATGGACAAGATAGTCTGGTCCAGCCCGCCCGCCTGGCTGCGCGACTGGAACGACGACAACCCGTTCGTCCTTCCGGCGCCCGAGCCCGACGCCCCCGTCGGCTACGAGCCGGTGCGCGCGTTCGAGCGCCGTCCGAAGGTCGACTTTGCCGAGTTGGCTCGGTCGCAGGCTTGACAGTCAACGCGGTTGGCTTTATCCGAGTCGCAGTAACACGGAAGGACCGAACGATGGCGAGCAAAAAGGATAAAAAGTTTTGGGCCAAGCCCGTTCACGACTCCGGGCAGCGGTGGTCGAACGGCGAGGGCAGTCGGTGGATCGCTGCGTGGCCCAACTGGTACATCAACCGGGGACGCATGGGCGAATCGCCTACCGCGTCGGAGTTCCGCCGGGCAAGCTGGCGGCGTGTGCTGTGACCGTCGATCTTCCCGTTGAAGACGGTCCGTCGTGGATCAGCCATATCGAAGTCAGTCGAGCGGACGACGGACGGCTCGAACTCCGGATCATGAAGACCAGCGGTAGCGACTACGGTGCGGCGTTCATCGGCTTCGACAAGCTGGCGCTGTTGAACGACTTGCTGTGACTTGAACCCCACCACGGGTGCGTGCTATCGCCGTGAGGCAGGAGAACGCACCCGTGGATACAGCCGCGCTCAATATCCTCAAGGAAAAGTACATCCTGCTCATCACCGGGCAGGTTGCGCGTGTCGTCTACGACGGCAACTCGGGCGATCGGGCGGAGTTTTTCGCGGCTGACGCGACCAAGTTCCTCGCGTACATCCGGATCTACGACCCCTCGTTCATGGCCGACCCGACGCCGGTCGCCAGCCGCATCTGCCCGCCCATCGGGTTCGTCTTCCGGTGAACCAGGTCATCACGCTCCATCAGCGCGACGTCGTGAGCACCGGCGGTCTCGAGGCCGCGGACCGCACGTCGCGCGAGACTGCGTTGTGGCGTCCGTCGTTCGGCTCGCCCGACCAGATGCTGCAGGGCGGCGCGAAGACGCTGGTCGACGCGCGCTCGGCCGACACCGCGCAGAACGACGCGTACCCGCAGTCCGCGGTCACCTCACACCAGGACGCGATCGTTGGCGCGCGCTACGCGCTGAACTGCAAGCCCGACCTCAAGATGCTCGGGATCGACCTGACGATCGCCGCGCACGAGAAGTGGTACGAGGATTTCCAGACCATCGTCGAGGCCCGCTGGAACGCGAGCGCCGAGAGCGATGCGTGCTGGATGGATGTCGCGCGCCGGCGCACCGTGACCGAGATGTGCCGACAGGCCATCGGCTCGCGGATCTTGTCGGGCGAAGTGCTCGTCGCGATCGAATGGGACAAAGCGGTCGACCGTCCGTTCCGCACGTGCGCGCATCTCGTCTCCCCGACGCGCCTGTCCAACCCGATGGGCGTGATGGACTCGCACAACCTGCGCGGCGGCATCGAGACCGACGACCAGGGCATGCACATCGCCTACCACATCCGGCAGGCGCATCCCGGCAGCAACTACGACGCGCGCTCCTGGCGCTGGCGCCGCGTGCCGGCCGCGCTCCCGTGGGGCCGTCGCCAGATCATCTACATCACCGAGCCACTGCTGGTCGAACAGACCCGTGGCGTCGGCGACATGGCTGCGGCCCTTCCGCACATGCGGATGTCGAAGAAGCACGCGCAGCTGGCGTTGCAGAAGGCTGTGCTCGGCGCGACGTTCGCGATGGCGCTGGAGTCCGACCTGCCGCCGCCCGAGATCCTGCAGATGCTCGGCGCTGCGGCGGGCGGCGCGGGCGGCTCGGCGATCGAGAACTGCAACGTCGTGCTCGACGGCTGGCAGGAGAGCATCGCCAGCTATCTCAAGGACGTCGTGCTGCCGTTCTATTCGAACAACCCGCACGCCAAGGTGGACGGCAGCCAGGCGGTCGTGACGCCACCCGGCACGACGCTCAAGATGCTGAACGCCGACAACGGCGGCGGCGCGTCGTACGCGGAGTTCGAGGCGACGCTGAACCGCAAGTCGGCCGCGGCCATGAACATGTCCTACGAAGAGTTCACGCGGGACTACGGGCGCATCACGTACAGCGGCGGCAAGATGTCGGCGGCGAAGACCGAGCAGCACCAGTCCGCGCGCAAGAAGTTCGTGTGCGACCGGCTCGCCGGCGGCCTCTACACCCTGTGGCTGGAAGAGCAGTTCGCGCTCGGCGCGGTGCCGCTGCCCCCGACGTGGGCTAGCCGCGACAACTTCTATCTGCCGCTGATGAAGGAAGCCATCTGCCGGTCGGAGTGGATCGGCACCGGCAAGGGCCAGATTGACGAGATGAAGGAGACGCAGGCTGCGATCCTCCGCATCAAGTCCGGCCTGTCGACCTACGAGATCGAGTGCGCGCGCCTCGGAAACGATTTCCGCGAAATTTTTATCCAGCGTGCGCGCGAGGACAAGGAGATCGCTCGGCTCGGTCTGCAGTTCAACATGGGCGCCGAGAAGACGACGGATGGCGTATCGGCGCAAAGCACGCTACAGGACAACACGGCATGAACAACGACGCCCGCCTCGCCATCGCCCGGCTGAACCTGTCGGATTGCCTTGTCACGCCGCAGTCGACGCACGTCTTCTTGGAATCGCTGCGCTCGTACTCCGCGACGACGCGCGAGCAGGGCGCCGAGGCGCAGGTCGCCGCGATTGCGTCGGTCGAGCAGATGTACGGCTATGGCCCGAAGTCCGAGAGCGACCGCAAGCCGTTCATCTACAATGACGGCGTGGCGGTGATCCCGGTCCACGGCGTCCTGCTCAACCGGTTCTCCGGATGCTGGGGCTTCGTCACCGGCTACAACTTCATCCGCGCGCAGATGAACGCGGCCGAGGCAGACCCCGACGTCACGCTAATCGTGTTCGACGTGAACTCGCCGGGCGGCGACGCGGCGGGCTGCTTCGAACTGACCGAAGAGATCCGCGCGCTCGAGACGCCCACCATGGCCGTTGTCGACGATCTCGCGGCCAGTGGCGGCTACGCGGTCCCGGCGGCCTGCGATCGGATGGTCGCCACGCAGTCCTCGACCATCGGGTCGATCGGCGTGTACCGACTGCACGTCGACGTGTCCGGGGCCAACGCGCAGGCGGGCGTCGTCTACACGTTCATCTTCGCCGGCGAGCACAAGGTCGACGGCAATCCGTTCGAGGCGTTGCCCGACAGCGTGCGCGCCGACATGCAGGCGAGCGTCGAGCAGACCCGCGACATGTTCATCGCTGACGTCGCGCTGTCGCGCGGGCTCGACGAGGACGCGGTGCGCGAGACCGAGGCGCGCGTGTACCGCGCGAACGAAGCACTTGCGCTTGGATTGATCGATGCTGTAAGTACACCGCAGAACGCAGTTTCGGCGTTCGTCGCGGAACTCGCCGATGACGAACCCACCGCTGATGAGGACGAGAACATGGCCCTTCCGAAGACCGAAGCCGAGATGACCGCCGCGCTGGAAGCCGCGCGCGCCGAGGGCGTGTCCAGCGCGCCCAAGGTCGACGCGGCTCAGGTCGCCAAGGACGCCGTCGCCGCCGATCGCACGCGCCGTGCTGCCATCACGTCGCTCGACGAAGCGAAGGACCGCCCCAAGCTGGCCCTGACGCTCGCTGACACCGAGGGCATGACCGCCGAGACCGCCAAGATCATCCTGTCGGCCGCAGCCGTCGAGAAGGCCGAGGCCCCCGCCAACCCGCTCATCGAGAAGATGAACCAGAACGGCGGCGCGAAGGTGTTGCCCGACGCCGACGCCGCACCGGGCGGCGAGGACGCCAACAAGCCGAAGATCGCGGACAACATCGCGTCCTTCATCCCGCGTGACCGTCGCGTCGCGGCGGCCAAGTAACAGGAGCCGACGACATGAGCGCACCTCTCACCTATTCCGTCGCCGGGAACTTCGATCTCGGCACCCGGTCGCCGAACCAGCTGTACAGCGGCGAGTCCGACATCGTCACGGGCCCCGGCCTGTACGCAGCCGGCTTCATCTTCGCCCGCTACCAGGTGCTCGCGCGTAACGTCGCCGGCGCGCTCGTGCCGCTCGACACGACGCAGACCGATGGCCGCCAGAACGCCGTCGCGATCGCCGCCGAATATCTGAACACCACGGCCGCCGTGGGCGCCGCGGGTGACGGTCTGACGGTGCCGGTCATGGGCGGCGCGGTCGACACGCTGTCCGAGACCTACACCGGCGGCGTGTTCAACCCGGACATGCTGGTCTGGCCCGCAGCGCTCACCACGCTGCAGTCGAAGATCCGGCAGTTCGACCGCACCAACATCCGCCTTCAGCGCCCGCTGTAAACGGCACCACAGGGAGCATATAACATGGCGCTCGATATCGTCAGCACGATCAACCTTCTGCCCACGATCGAAACGATCAAGCCGCAGACCTACCTCTTCCGCGACCGGTTCTTCCCGCGGCAGATGCAGTTCACCACGCAGGCGATCGCGTTCGAGGAACTGCCGACCGAGCAGCGCCCCGCGCCGTTCGTGCTCCCGACCGTGCAGGGCCGCATCATGCGCCTGAAGGGCGGCATCTCCAAGGCGTTCACTCCCGCCTACGTGAAGCCGAAGTTCGAAGTCGACCCGAACATGAACGTCGTGATCCAGCGCCAGCCCGGCGAGCCGATCGGCGGGTCGGCGTCGCTCGAGCAGCGCTTCAACGCAGCCGTGTCGAAGTGCATGCTGCTCGGCTCGGACATGTGTGACCGCCGTGAAGAGATCATGTGCGCGCAGGCCGTCATCAACGGCCAGGTCGTCGTCGTCGGCGAAGACTACCCGATGGCCGTGATCGACTATGGCCGCGACGCCTCGCTGACGACCGTGCTGACCGGCACCGCGCGCTGGGGCCAGTCGGCCGCCGCGCCGCTCGCGAACCTCGCCGCCGCGCGCCTCAACGCGTTCCGGCTGTCCTCGCGCCCGATCCGCGACGTCATCATGGGCCTCGACGCGTTCTCGCTGTTCTTCGCCTCGGCGGACGTGCAGGCGATGCTCGCCGCGTCGGCGAACTACCGCATCACGACCTCGGACTCGCAGCTGACCTCGTTCTCGGACGGCTCGACGCCGCTCGAATATCGCGGTCGTCTGCAGGGCGCGAACGGCCAGGGCGAACTCAACATCTGGACGTACAGCCAGACGTACGAGGACTACGACGGCACGACGCAGCAGATCATGAACTCGCTCGACGTGGTCGGCGTTGCCGCCGGCGACGCGGTCGACGGGTACATGTGCTACGGCGCGATCAAGGACATCGACGCAGGGCTCGCCGCGCTGGCGCGCTTCCCGAAGATGTGGAAGAACCCGGATCCGAGCGTCATGTACGCGATGGTCCAGTCGGCACCGCTGCCGATCCCGACCCGCCCGAACGCCTCGTTCCGCATCCGGGTCGGCTGACCCGGACGTCGCCGGCCTTCGGGCCGGCGGCACTGCCTTATTCGTCTGGAGACCTGCCATGCGCCTGACCTACGTTCCCCTGCACACGATCATCGTCACCCGCCCGCTCGACGCCGAGAAGCCCGACGGCCCGACCCACCAGGTCGACGCGCTCGCCGAGTACAACCGGACTGGCAAGGCGTTCAAGTTCACCGAGGACGAGGTGAAGGAAATCATCGCCGGCTATGATGGCAACGCCGCCATGGCGCTGCGTTCGCCGACCGACGAGGTCGAGACCGACGACGGCGAGACCATCCGCGCGCCCCTCGCCAGCAACGAGAAGCCGAGGGCGGCTGCCAAGGTCGCGCCGAAGGACGACGCGCTCTAAACCAATGGCCGATTTCGGTTCGATCAAGGCGCAGGCACGGCAGGCGGTCCACGACCAACTGTCCGTGGCTGCGCTTTACTCGTTCGAGAAAGGCACACCGATTGCCCTGACGGTCACGCACCGCGATCGCAACGGCAAGCACGGCGACCTGGACGGCGATTACGCTTCGGTCGCCGAGGGCACCGACACCCTGAAATTCAACAAGCCGCAGTTGACCGCCAAGGCGGTGACGCTGCAGCGCGCGGGTCTCGTGACGATTCCGTCCGACGACGACGCGGTCTACGAACTCGATCAGCGGATCCCGTCGCTCGGACCGATCAACGAATACTGGTCGGTCGTGCGGGTGCCGTCGTGAGAGACCTCGCCCGCGGCGGCGGTGCGCTCGACGTCGAGTTCTCCGCACTCGACGACCTGCAACGATACGTCGACTCCATGCCGAACGCCGCGATCAACGGCGCGCGCATCGCGCTGAACGACGTGGTGTCGGGCGAGGGGCTGACCACGTACCGCAAGGCGGTCGAGCGCGAGGTCGACTTCCCGTCGGGCTATCTGCGCGGCGACGACCGCCTCGGCATCGGAGAGCGCGCGACCAACGGCAACCTGGCGATCTCGGTCATCGGTCGCTTCCGTCCGACCAGCCTCGCCCGGTTCGTCACGAAGCGCAACGCGCCCGGTGAGTACGGGGTCTCGGTCCGCGTCAAGCGCGGCGCCCCCGACAGCCGGTTCGAGCGCGGCTTCCTGCTGCGACTCAAGAACCAGAACCTCGGGCTCGCGGTGCGCCTGCGCCCCGGCGAGCGGCTGACGAATACGTCGGGCGCCAAGGAACTCGGTCGCGGATCCGGGCTGTTCCTGCTATACGGCCCCTCAGTCGACCAGGTCTTTCGCGAGGCGGGTCCGGCCGAGACCCCGGCGGTCCTGGCGAAAGTCGAGGCCGAGTTCTATCGCCAGTTCTTCAGGTTGACCGCATGAGCCAGAAACTCGTCATCATGCAGCGGCTGACCAAGCTGCTCGAGGGCATCACGACCTACGACTACGTTGACGCGGACGGCGTGTCGAAGAGCGTCACGTACGACCTCGTCGGCAAGGTCTACCGCGGCCGGAAAACCGTTTCCGCCGAGGACGCGAGCGGTGCGATGTCGATCATGGAAGCGCCGCGTGCGAACCTCGGATCGCCGGCCGGCGCGAGCGGCCAGGTGCGCGACTACGACTGGACGCTGAATATCCAGGGCTGGCCGCGCGAGGACCGCCTGAACCCGAGCGACCCCGCCTACGTCATGGCCGCGGCCGTCGAGAAGCGCCTGTCACGCATGTACGCGGTGAACGCAGCCAACGGTTCGTCCGGCGAGCCGGGCGGCCCGGTGTACCCGGACGACTATATGCTCGGCCTCAAATCGATCCACACGATCTCGGTAG